ATCATGGTATTCATAATGATTTGGTTCTTGTTCTATAAATGTTTTTCCACCAGCATCTGTTAGATACAAAATAATATTCCCATGTTCATATCCATGATCGACATGAGGAACAGTGGAGTAAACCTTCTCATAAGGATGAGTAGCATTAGCACAAATCCTATAAAAAGATCTTACACAAAAACCATTATACAACATTATATCACATATTGCTGTGGAGACAAGATCTATGTACTTAGAGTCACCAACTGAAGGATATCTTACAAAATCAGATCTTGGTCTATCTAAAAAAGAATGTGAATATAAAGAAGTATTTTTATAATTTGTATCTATAGGATCATTAGGATCACTACTAGGTGGAATAGTTTCCTCAGTATATGTCCACTTACAGGAAGGAGATAAAACAAATTTTTTTAATTCTTTGTAAGTATCAAACTTCGGATTCTTAAAATGTTGCTTCATCTATTTCTCTTAAGTTCAATATCAGTTAATTGAGCTTCTAGTACATACTCTAAACTATCCAAGTTCTCACGTAAATAATTTTCCCAATAATTACCCTCAATCAAATCATGAAGATGTTCAATATGCTCTAATGCATACATCAACTTTGTTTGATCATTCATCCTTGGCATCTGCTATATCCTCTAAGTTATATAATGAAAAAGAATCTAATCCTTCTTGCTCAAAGAAATCATATGCTTCATTATTTACCTGACGATCTACAATAGCAACTACTCTATCAACTGTATATCCAGCATCACGGAGTCTTGTTGCTGCTTTAATAGCAGAACCACCTGTAGTAATAACATCCTCTAAAACAACGATCTTAGACCCTTCTGGGAGCACTGGACCTTCAATGTATGCACCTGTACCATGACCTTTAGCTTCCTTGCGAACAATCAAACCAGCAAGATCCCAATCTAATAAAGATGCTCCCATAGCAACACCTGCTACCAATGGATCAGCACCTAATGTAAGACCACCTACTGCCACTGTATCAGGTTCTAATAAGTCTATTATCATATCAGATACCATTGCAAGACCTTTACCACTTAAAGTAACAGGTTTACAATTTACATAATGTTCACTAGTACGTCCTGAAGACAGTTTATACTCACCTTTACGATAAGCATCTGTACGTAATAATTTTAAAACTTCATCTCTCATTTTGTTTTCTCCATGCTTCTATCAGTACATTAAGTTCTTTTATTCGCTCTTCAGCGATATGTATTTTCTCATCAAGATTAGTTTTCTTCATTTGAATTTACACTCCACCATAATCTCAGTAAGACATGCCAACATATTTATCTCCTGGTCCGCAACAAAAGCGATTTGGTACTGATACTTAGCAAGTATGAGAACAGCAGCAGGGATGGTAGAAGGAACCAAGGAAGTGTAAAGACTATCGTAAATACGACGCAATAAAACAGAAGGATCGTTGTCCAAGTTATTGACACACCATTTACGTACTTCGGGAAAGTTCTTTTCCTTGAGGTTTTTAATGAGATCATTTACTTTTACATCACTAAAGTGTGCCAGTATACCAGTATCTATCTTTCCACCAACTGAGTATCTCTGACACTCATTAAGAACTCTTCTCCAATCAGGGAAGTGCTTATTGATAAGTTCTGCTAAAACTTTCTTATCTGCTTCAACTCTTTCTTGATCTAAAATATCTACTAATCTTCCGAAGAATGCTGCTGCAATTTCTTGTTTAAGTTTACCCTGAATACCAAACTCCACCACAGCACATCTCGAATGGAGGGGTTCAATGATTTTATTTTTGTAGTTGCAAGTGAAAATGAATCTGCAGTTGTTGGAGAACTCCTCAATACTCGCTCTAAGAAGGAGTTGTACGTCGGGAGTGGTATTGTCTGCCTCGTCGATGATGATGACTTTATGCTTTGCCTCAGACGATAAAGAGACCGTAGACGCAAAGTTCTTCGCATTGTTCCTAACAGTGTCAAGAAACCTGCCTTCATCCGATCCGTTAATGACATAAGAATCTACACCCAATTGCTTACAAAGTGCTTTAGCAACTGTAGTCTTCCCACATCCTGCTGGACCAGCAAGAAGTAGGTTAGGCACTTCACCCTTATTTAGAAATTCTAAGAAGGTTTTCTTAGTCTGTTCTGGTAAAATACAATCTTCAATCTTTTGAGGTCGATACTTCTCAACCCACAAAAATTCATCTCTCATAATTTAGATCCAATCTGGTTTTCTGGATGGGTCACGTAAATAATTAGATGCAACCCAAGGTTTGCTGCTAATGTAATTTTTGTAAGCAGTAAAAGTGTCAATGCTTGTGTCATGTTTATACTCATCTGGCATTGCCCTCGTAAATGATTTTGGTCTAACCCTGTCCGTATCAATAAAAGGGATAATACATCCTGCTTCTAGTATAGTTTTTTCACAACTATGAACTTTGCCATAACGATCACTATACTCTTTACACAATGCCATTCCATGTCGGAGTAGCCATGCCATATTTACTATAGACTCATTTGCCCATATTGTACAGGGGTGATTGCGAAATGCACCCTTCTCTGTTTTGTATGGTTCACCATTGATACGATGTATCTGACCATAACCATGACCCCATTTGTTAGAGCAAACAATAGCAAGCATCTGACATGTTTCTAATGGCATCTTTACTATATGCTTATCAGGCAGTACATGTGCAGATGTTACAGGGTCTGGGTCGGTAACAAAAATGTTCATAATGATCTATCACAAGTCCACTTATTAAGGTGGATAGTTTGGAAACGTATCTTTAAGTATTCTATTGCTGCTAGTGGATTAGCGTTACTATTACAAGTAAAAATGTCACACTTTGCAATACCTTTCTCTGGCCAAGTATGAATACTGATATGACTTTCTGCTAATAAAGCATATGCAGTCACACCTTGTGGTTCAAATTTATGAGTTTCCACTTTGAGAATTTTGCATCCTGCTATTTCTGCTGCTCCTTCTAAACTGAACTTTATGTAAAGTTCATTATCTAAAATGTCAAATGGACATTTTTCAAAATCAAATAAAACGTGTTTCATAATGAATTCCAGTGACGGATTACCCCTGCAACAATAACACAGTTGGTAGTGAGATAAGAAAAGAAAATAATAGAACGTACCAAAACAATGTAGTTGTCGTATCGTTTAGTCTTTTCGTCAGAGAAGCTACCCAACGCATACTTCCAAATCCTCCATGCTTTCTTCATGCATCAAACAATGCATGTTTTGATGTACCTGCATTGTCATTTGATATGTTTCCTATACCAGTCTCTTCAGTTTCTTCTAACTCATAACTCCAATCTTCGATGACAGTATTAGAAAGCATCCTATCAGATAAAAGATCCATCTCTTCTCTTGCTATCTCTTCACTCTCTGCATCAAACCAAAAGTCTATTGCTTTACCAATCCTCAACAAATGAGGTTTAAGATTAGGTGCAACTAAATGTGTATTTTTCATCACTGCGTTACCAGCAGCATCAGATACAGACCCTCTAAGTCTGACAAAAACTAGTGCTTTAAATCTCATCATAGGTTGTGTCCTGCTGATCTTCCTAATGAATTGGATCCACCTTTCCACTCCTTTTTCTCATAATCAAAATCAGGATGTGGTGGAGTAGGCACAACAGGATTTTTAGTTTTGTTCTTAATAACTATAAACTTATCTGCTGCAAATGTGCCAGCAAGTTGAACTTCAATCTCATCACCATCTTTCCAGTTGGTTTCACCATTCATTTTGGTGTGAGTCATTGCTAATTGAATTTCATCAATTACTTTTTGTGTTAGTCTCATTCCCAGTTTACCCTCAAAACAACATATCCTGCTAATACTAATCCAGTACCCATTAGTGCAGGAAAAATCCAAGGAAGTACTGTAAGAAGATGAACAATTTGTACAGTAATTATACCATAGAAAATGTACATAATCCACATACCAATTTTATTATGCCTACTCCCACGTTTATAGGGGTGGCATCCGATAGGACCAGAATCCCATCCATCTTGCATATATTCTTCAGTAGGAATTTCTCTACTCATAATACAGGATACTCCTCATTACGTACAAATTGAGTTTTCTTAGTCTTAAAATCATCCATCAATCTACTAACTTGTAACCTATCAAGACCTGCAAGGTGTTGACAGTTCTCTAAGCAACGGTAGATACATTCCCTATCAGAAATGGGTGGAGAAATTTCCCACCCATCTTTATCATAATACTTTTTACCCTTAGTGACTTGTGCCTCAACGTAAGCAGCATCAAACTTATCTTCTGGATTAGTATAACTATGCTTCTCAGTCATTACTCAAAAGTAGAATCTGGTTCTAGTGCTATGTAGTATACAAGATCATGATCTTTACAAGTAAATCTTGATAGAAGTTTTGATGAAACAACCACGTTATAAGTTCCTGGTAGGATCTTAATATTTTCTACTTTAAAGTTGAAAGAGAAAGTTTTATCTGTCTCACCAACAATGATAGAAAAATCATTTGAGGTATCATTCTTCTTATCTCTAACAACAATCTTCACAACACCTTCACCACCAACTACAGCAAGATCTGGTAATTGATATATTGCTGCTGCTTTGAGCAACTTATCCAGTTGTTCTGTACTTAAATCAAAGGTCACATCCTCAGTAGGAAGTGTGAGTGGTTTCTCAGGAGGAGTAATGATAACTTGAGGATCAGCAAAGAAGTACTTAGACCTCATTTTACCTTCTCTAATTACCACATGACCTTCATTAGCAAAATCCAATTCAGGACTGTAATGAAGAGACAAACCGTTTAGAAATTGATTAAGATCATAGATACCAAAATCTTGTGGCAATTCTTCATCAATAGTAACCTCTGCAAGAATATTCTTCATAACACTAATAGTGCGAAGTTTAGTTCCTTGCTTAAAAAGAATCGACTGATTGATAGTCGAAAAGTTTTTTAAAAATGATAAAGTCTGATCAGAAAGTTTCATAGCCACGGGTCGGAGTTTCATTGAGTTGCCCACTGAAGTGATAAAGTAGGAGTGAATAGTGTAGTGCTTTTAGTATATCACGTTTTGCTTGTCCCTTCTTATCATAACGACTTAGATACTTAATAGCATTAGATCTACAGAATGATTCTGCATCACCAACGGATTCTATAAGGTCAAGTGTTTGGACATCATTAGTGTCAGAAGTATAGTGTCCACCATAAGTGGTAGAAATATAATTCTTAAGAGCTTCGATTGACTCATCTTCTTTATATTTTCTAGTACAAGGATTGTTTATTCCAGAAGAAACTTGCCCACCAACGTGATGTGCTATTGCATCATCATTATCAGAAAGTGCGGTAAATGCAGATGGATAATCATCAGGCATAGTAATATTCAAAGTTTCATATCCTTCGTTTGTAGAAACTGAAGAATCTGTAACAAAAGTTGCGGTAGGATATAACTCAGTTCCACCAATGTAAGTAGTGTCTGTTCCTAAACCAGCGAAATCATAGTTGGATGTATCTATGGTAATATTCTCTATATCACCAGTATCAATAAAGAAAGTATTGTCCCCTAAAGATTCGGTAGATACCCCAACCGTAAAATCAGATGTATTCATTTCATCATCTCCATAAAGTTCGTCATAAAGTAAGCTCCATGCGTTAATCATACATCTTATCCTCTAGGTTGTCAAGATCTACATCAGCATCAACTTTATCATATAGTTGTAAGAATGCTTCTTTAGTCTCA